CCGCATCGTTCCTATTCTGGGGCGAAGGCGAGAGGCCAATGTTCGAATGGCGTTCAGAGGGCAACGGGACCTCATCGCCTTCGCTTTTGTCGGGGGAGCCATCTTTACAACGGCGATCAGTGCTGTGTTGGACTCCCCCATCGCCTTGCGGCGAAACTGTTGGCGCGTTTTTCATATCACGCGCTATCTTTTCAAGATAGACCAACGCGGCGTCGCGCACAACGCCGTAGTCCATCAAGGCGGTGAGAATTCCGCCATCGGCGCGCACTTCGTGGGTAAGCCCATGGACTGCCCGACGTGGGTCATAGCCGTTATTACGCAGATGCAAGACTGCACTCTGATAAAGCAGAGCGGCGTTCGTATCAACGCCAGCCTCTTTCATCTTTTCAGCAAATGCCGTCATGTCATAGATCTCCATCGTTGCCCCGGACAGCCACGCCCGGCGCGATTACTGGGGATGCTTGCGCATCTCCGGGGAACGATGAAGCCTTGAAACCTCATCGCGCATCATCCTCGTGGCTGCGAGGAATTGGCGAAATATCTGCTTAGTTACGCCGCGAAGGCGCGGAACCGGCTGCCATGGTCGGCGGCGTCCGTTAAAATTACTTCCGGGTAGCATCTGCAATTCCAGATGCCTCCGGGCAGCGCGTTGTAGCCTGGATCGCACTCGGGCGGGTCCGACCATTCGAAAACCTTGCCTTCGAGCACCTTGTGCGTAGGTCGAACGTCGCTATCTTTCGCGGTGCGCCAAATGAACGAGGTCGAGCCGACAAACTGCGCCCGCGCTGCGGTCAATTCCGTCGCCGTGCGCGAGACTTCGGTGCGCGCGATCAGCGTTGCGCGGCCTTTTGAAACTTCGCCCGACCGCACGATCTCTTTGGCGATCTCGCTCGCCCTCGTCCCGTTCGATATCCCCTCGATCGCCAATTCATGCACCCGCTTGGCGGCGTCCGCCGGGATGCTCTTGATCAGCGAGACTTGTTCTTCCATACGGCGGCGTAGCACCTCGCCGGTCGGGGCCTTGTCGATCTCGAGATGGAGCGCCCGGCCCATCTGGGCGGAAACCTTCATCCATTGCTGGCGGTCGCGCGCGGCCACCTCGGTGACCATTCTTTGCCCGACCGCACGTGCCCACGGATCGAGTGCGCGGGCATATTGTTCGAGCGCCGACTGCAGGAACACCATGCCGTGAAAATCGTTCGGGTCGAAGCCGTTGACGATCTCGCCGACGTGCTGGGCGATCTTGCGCAGCCGCGATGCATAACCGGTCTCGGCCTTGCGCGCGCTGAGCCAATTCGAGCGAGTGGAGCTCGGTGCCCGCACGCGGTCGAAGGTTGAATGAACCGTCATGCCGCGGCGGCCACTTCCGGCTGCTTCGGTTCATCGAGCGGAAGCTTCATCTGCCCCGGCTTCGGCGGATCGTCCAATTCGGACGGCGCGGGCGGCGCGAGTTCGGCCTCCGCAATGTCCTCGTCGGTGATGTTCGACCAGCGCCCGGTCACTTCCGCGCTCTGGCGTAATTCCTTCAACGCGATCGGCTGACCGATGATCGAGGAATCGAACATGGTCCCGACCGCCTGCGCGTCCTTCAGGGCAATGTCGGCCTTCTCGGTCTCGGTGAGCTGCCACAGCGGGCGGAACTTGAAACCGAATCCTCGTTCGGGCGGCCGGCCCAATTCGGAACGATGCAGGCAGTCGAGCATGACCCCGACACCATGGCGCAGCGAGCTTTCCTGCCGCGCCTTGATGGAATCGTAATATTGCCGAATATCGGAGTCGCCGGTTGAATTCAGCCCCGCCGGAGATTGGCCGAAGAGCCGTGTCAACGGGATAGCTGCAGCACCGGATATCTGCTCGGCCAGGCGCAGGATGGTATCAGGCAACCCCGCAAACGAATAGGTGTGGGTCTCGAACGTGTCGGTATCGTCGAGCGTGGTCAAGCCCTCGAACGATTGGAACTTGCGAATGAACTCGATGTTCTGAACTACGCCGGCCAAGGCGTCGCCGCCGGCCGCGATCGCGTTCTTCAGCCCCTTGATTTTTAGGGTTCTGAGGTGCGCTTTGAAAATCAGCTGCGCCGCGCCGGTCGTGGCGCTGTCGAAGGCGATCAGCCGATCCCAAAGCGGCTCGATGACGGAGAGGCCCCAGCCATTTTCGGTCAGGCGCTGAAAATAGGGCAGGTCCACACCGTCGATGCGGACGATGCGAGAATAGTGGATTCTTCCCCGCGGCAGCGCGCCATAGTCGGCGACGATCTCGTAATAGGCCGGCGCGCCGAGATCCGGCCCGAAGTCGCGCACCGGCTGCGTCAGGTCGGGCAGCACCATCCAGCGATCGACTACGCAAATTCCCTTATACTGGCCGCGCCCGATCGATTCCGGCCGGAGCTCCGTCGCCATGTCCTGGCCGTCGACCAAATGCACGCCGAGGCATCCGCCATAGAGCCGCGCCCATTTGGCGATGCCGTTGAATGCTTTCTGAATGCCCTGGCGCTGCATCGCGCGGGTCAGGGCTTCGATATCGTCGGGCGGCATGGTCGATTCGAGATCGATCCATTCGCGCGTCATGTCGTCGGCGACCGCCTCGACCACCGCCTTGATGATCCACGAGCCGCGGTAGGCATATTCCAGCATGACCCGGTTGCGGGTCACAGGGTTCAGCGCATAGGTGCCGGCCCCGAGCAGGTTGTCGGAATAGCCGTTCTGATCGTTCAGCCCGAGCCGCGCCTGCGCGTTCGCAAAACTGTCGACCGTCGGCGCTCGCTTGGCTGGATACTTGGCCTGATGCGGAGAGGTTGCTTTCGGGCGTGCCATCAGCGACCGGCCAACTTCTTCCACATGTCGGCAGAGAAAGCGTCCTCCATCAGCATGGCAAAGGCACCGGAACATACGTCGGCGTCGTCGTCATGCGCGCGGTCGGGGAAGCCTTCGAGCGAAAGCAGGAAGTCCTCGTTCATGGCGGCGCGCAGGATTTTCACGTTGCCTCCCTGCGCCTGCGATGAAAACGGGCCAAATCGCGTGACCTTATCGCCGGTCTCACGGTTGGTGATGATCTGGAACCCGGCAAACTGCCGGACGAAATATTCGGCCTGCGACTTGCCGGCCTGGCCGGGGTCTTGCGGCAAGCCGACCCGCACCGCGAAGCCGTCTGCCGAGGCGGTGTTCTTCAAAATCTGTTCGACCATCATCGGCGAGGATCGGGTGCGCACGACGTTGGTGATGTAGAAAACCCCGTTGGCGCGCGCCATCTTGACGCCGACGGTCCAATCCGGATCATTGTTCGAAGTCTTCTCGGTCGCCGCCAGATCCCAATAGCGAACGAATTCCGCCCCGGCCGGGATAGCGTCGACCACCTCGCACCATTCACGCCGGAAATAGAGCCCCGCCGCCGGCCTGATCTTCCAATTGCCGCCTAGCAGGCGCTCGCGCTCGACCAGCGGCAATGCGAGAAGGTTTGCCCGGTAGCCGGGATCGGCCTTGACCAGAATAGCGTTGTCTTCGAGCCGCGCCGGGATGAATGTCAGCGACTTCGGCTCGCAGCCCTCATATTGGGCTTGCAGTTCCTCTTTGGTATCGGCCCAGCAAAGCTCGTCGCCGATCCGCACAAACCAGCGCAGGATTCCGGATCGCTCCGGGATGGCCATGCCGGTATCTTGGTCAATCCACCATGCGATGAATTCGGCGACCCATGAATCGGCGTCGGGATTGGTCGTCGCCCGGATATACGGCCGGATACCGCAGCTCGAGCGATTGCGGGAAAGCATGTAGAAGAATTGCGATCGGCTGAAGTGCGTCAGCTCATCGAATGCAAGCATCGGGATCTGGCTACCTTGCCAGTTAAAAACCGTGGTCTCATGCTCCAAATGCCCAAAGGCGACTTTTGACCCCTTTGGAAACGTCCAGGTCAGATTGTCGAGCCGCGGCGTGCCCTTGACCTCGCCATAGAGCGGCATCGAAGTGTCGAACAGCGAGCCTTGCTTCTTTACGTCGGCGAGCGTGCGCCGGAAGATCACCGCGCCGAATTGCGGGTTGTCGATATGGCGTAGCGCTTCGAGCAGCAGGGCGTAGGATTTTCCGCCCCCGGCCGCGCCCCCCAGAATCGCAATATCTGCTGGCGATGAAAGAAACGCCTCCTGCGGTCCTGGTTGCGGCCTAATCCCGTCCGTTGGCGGGGAGATAGATTTTGACCCCTGGCGCGCTGTCGTCTTCGCCATTAGGCTGAACACCATTGGACATGCCGAACGCCGTCCGTTCGATACCCACCAAGTTCTTGACCGCCATCGCGAGGTTCGCGGCAACCGCCGCTCGGCTGGGCAACGCGACCGCCTTCAACATTGCGGCGCGCCGGCGGGGGCTCAGATCGGCGGCCGTTTCGTCTTCGATCGCCTGCTCTATTTCCTCGCGGCTCTCTGTGCCGCTGCGAAGCTCTGCAACCAACTCCTGAACCGCCAGCCGGTGTTCGCCTATATCCCGACGGTGCTCGCGAATGAGATGGATATCGCGTTCGGCGGCGCGCTCAATGGTTTCACGTGCGTTGCCGGTTGCAACCCCCTCTGCAACCAACCTAGCTGCAACCTCTTCGCGCACCTTCTCGCGGAGGTTTCTGGTCCAGCCAAACCGCTTAGCTTTTTTCTGGATCGCCGTATGGCTGACGCCATTCAGTCGTCCTATCTCGGACACCGACAACTGCCCCGCGCGGTACTCTGCCTCGATCCGCTCCCAATCGATCGGCTCGTGTTCAGCCATTGGACGACACCACCTCGAATCGCAAGTGATCGAGGATGCGCCTGGCGACCGGCTCGGGATTTGGCTTCAAACCACAACAGCAGGCTGCCTTCAATACCCAAAGGTAGCAATCGAACCACCAGGGCAGGCGAATGGTCAGGGTGTATTCAGCTTCAGCCATTGCCCTAAGCCGTCCTTGCCTCTTGGGCGAGCAGCCCGAGGCCGATCTTGTCGAACTCATTCCAGACCTGATCGAGCCATGATCGGGCAAGGCCGCGAAGCATCCGGGATTGATTGGGGTCGCGTGAGAAGCCGGCAAACGAGGCACCGAGCCTATCGATCGTTTCCCCTATCCGGTCTTCGAGGTGGGGGACGGTGATGGTCTGCGCATCGAAATGGGCGAGCGCGGTGCCGAGTTTGGAGGCCGGGCCTTCCCATGCAAAATAGCCGGCGGTCTCGGAAACGAAGTTCTTGACCAGGAAGTGCTTGGCACCGCCGCCGATGGCGGTTGCCATCTCGGGGATCTCGCCGAGGCTCTGCGCCGACGGTCCGATGACATGTA